GCCACGGACCGCGTGGCTGCGGGCTTGCCAGGCGGCAAGGCCTCCCGCAGTGGAACCGCCAAGGACCGGCGATGAGGCGGCCATGTCCTGCGGCGGTTGAGCCGTCTTCTGTGATTCTGGATATCCAAGGCGTGCGCCTGCCTGGAATTTGCGCTGCTGGGTCATTGCTGTCGGCTGCATTTGGCCAGCGCCGCCTCGATGCGGGCCAGTTCTTCCCTCAGGTGCGCTGCGTAGAGGCGCACTGCCACCTCGCACTTGGCGCAGCCCGGGATGGGATGGGCCTGCAGATAAGCGGTCCGTTCGCTGATCGCCTTGCTGCAGACGTAGCTCGGGATGGGCTGGGCCTGCAGATGGGCGGCCCGTTCGCTGATCGGCTTGCTGCAGTGCGGGCAGGTGTGCTTGCTGGGCTCGGAGTTCATCGTGCGTCCATCTCCTGAATTTTTTTATTGCCATGCGCCCAGTTTCGCGGCGCCTGTAACAAATGTCACTGCCAACCTATTTATCCATTTGGCACTTCAACCATGAGCCTTAACGCACTCCTTCATAAAACAGTCCTCGGCTTTCGCGGCCAAGGCCCCAATGACTCCAACGGCGCGGTCGGGCTGGCGCCCTACATGGGCTTGTCACCGACGAGCCTGAGCCACAAGGTCAGCCCGACCTACGAAAACACGAACCTGAGCCCGGATGAGCTGCTGGCGGTGATGGAGCTGACGGGGGACCACTCGGCATTTTTTGCCATTGCCCTGCGCCTGGGCTATGCGCCGATCCCGCTGCCCAAGCCGGGCGATGCGGCCGATGAGGCGTTCAACGAGGTGATGACGCGCTCGATCCGGGAATACGGCGAGAGCATGCAGGCGGCCTCTGAAGCGCACAAGTGCCCAACGCAACGCAGCCTGCAGGCGTACCGCAAGGAACTCCTCGAATCGATCATGGCCGATGTCTCGGTGCTGTCCGCGTTGACGGCGCGCACCGAGTCGAGCCAGGGCAAGCCACTGCCAAAACCACTGCCGAAAAGGAAAAAAGCATGAGCGAACTGGACCAGGCCAAGCCCAAGGCCAAAACAAAGGCAACGCCGCCCCTGAGTGGCTCGCGCGTGGCATCTGCCCAGGCGCTGGCGGCTCTTGGCGGCAAGGCGCTGTCGGGTCAGCAGCAGGCGGTGTTTGACCTGGTGCTGCTGTGCAAGCGGCGCGGCGTGCCGAACATGACGGGCGGCGAGATTGAACAGGCGTTCATGGATATCCATGGGCAGCGGGTCAGGTCGTGCTCGATCTCGGGCCGGCTCAATGCCTTGGTGGCTTCTGGCCGTCTTGTGCGGCTGGATATCCGGGAGTGCCGGGTAACCAAAGGCCGTGCGGGACCGGTGGCTGTGCCTGATGGGCAGGCTGCTGCTCTGCCTGGTAATGAGTCCTTTACAGATATTTCTGGAGTTGTTTCGTGAGTTTCCTAATTTCGACCGCATGCGTGCGCCTGAAGATGCCTGGCGTTGCGAAAAATGTGCTGATGCAGCTGGCCGAAATGGCCAATGACCACGGCTTTGCATTCCCCTCGATTGATTACCTGTGCATGCGCACCTGCTGGGGCCGCTCGGCGGTGATTGAGGCGCTGGGCTTCTTAGAAGAGCGCAAGGTCATTGCGCCCAACCGGGAGAGTGGGCGCAACACGACGTACTGGGTGACGCCTGAAAACTGGACGGGTGAGCGCTTCCCGGACAAGGCGTTTGACCCGTCCGCCAAACGGACCCGTCCGGCTGGCGTACCCGTCCGCCAACCGGACCCCTCGCGCATTCCTGCCGCGCCTGACCCGTCCGCCAGCCGAACCCGTCCGCCAGCCGAACCCGTCCGCCAACCGGACCCGACCCGTCCGCCAAACGGACTAGACCCGTCCGCCAAACGGACACTAGTATCAATTAATACCAATGAATTAAATACACCCCCTACCCCCAAGGGGGCGGTGAGTGGGTTTGATGAATTTTGGAAAGCCTACCCAAAGAAGCTTGCCGAGGCCGCAGCACGCAAGCAATGGAACAAGCTGGCGCCCGATGCTGGGCTGCAAGAGCGCATCTTGAGCGCGGTCCGGCTGCAACTGGCCGGCGAGGGCTGGCGGCGCGAGGCAGGGCGGTACGTGCCCAAGGCATCGGCCTGGCTGTCGGGTGAGCGCTGGCTTGATGAGGTGGCTGGCGGTGATGTGGTTGCCGGTATCGGTGCGGTGCAAGTGGTGGTCAAGGGGTCTCGGACTCATGTCGAGCAGGTGGCCGCGCAGTTTGGCATTGGCCCGTGGGATGAGGTGGTGGAGCAGTTCCCTGCCTACAAGGCGCGTGTGGCTGAGGCCCGCTGCAAGGCTCAGGCAGCGGCCTGAATGCATCAATATCAAAAACGAAAATAGGAATCTCATGGCTGAAGCGATTGACTGCCGACCGAACACTGAAGAGCTTTACACCTGTGCCAACAATGCGTCAAACCTGCGGGTGGAGGCCGACTGCCGGGGCAGCGCTGACTTGCTGATTGCTGCCGGCTGGAGCCGATCCAGGCTGGGCGCTGCGCTGCTGCGCTTGCATTCGGAATGGGACTTTGCCAAAAAGCCCGTCAGGCCGACACGCCAAGCCATCGAAGCGCTGGCCTTGACCTACCCAGCCGAGCCAAAGGTTAAAGGACGCAAAGACCCGCGCATTGCGCGTGCCAACAGCGAGGCCTATGGGTGGTACTTGGGCGAGATGGTCGGGCTGGTGGGTAGGCTCAGGATGCTGCCCGATGTGCGGCGCGAGGTGCTGCGCCAAGCTGCTGCCTGGCGGATCGCTGACGCTGCCGACCTGGTGCCGGCGGTGGTCAAGTACTGGCTGGACCAGAACTGCGGCGCGTGCGGCGGCCTGAAGTTCAAACTGCTGCCTGACGCATCTGCCTTATCTGGCAGGCTCTGCCATGTCTGTAGCGGCTCGGGATTGGGCGGCGTGCCAGGTGGCCAAGATGGGCGGCGCCTGTGCAATTTCATTGACGACTGCGTGAGCCGGGCTCAACAATCGATCAAGAGTCGGTTGCGCTCTGCGAAATAGGCTGTATCATCGCGGCCAAGGAATGCAGAGGCTGCTTAGCCTCTCGCACCTGGACTCTTTGCCGAACGCCCAATCAGGTCAGTCCTGAGCGGTAGAACTTCGATGGAGGCGCTCGCCTCGAATTTGCCAAGCCACCCACTGCGGTGGCTTTTTTGCGTCTGTGCCCTATGCCTGTTGCTGCTCCCCGGCCCTGTAGTCATGCCTGCTGCAAGGCGCTGGCTGTGGCCGGGGGGCGCTGCGCTGATCATCAGCGCGAGCCTTGGCATAAAAAGCCGGTGGCCACAAAGCGCATCACCGGCCGCAGACTGCAGGCGATGCGCGCCGCGCTGTTTGCTGACAACCCGCTGTGCGCTGAGTGCATACGTCTGCACCGGGTGACGCTGGCAACGCAGCGCGACCACATCGTGCCGCTGTGCGAGGGCGGTGCAGATGACGCTGGCAACACGCAGGGCTTATGCGATGAGTGCCACGAGGCCAAGAGCCTGGCCGAATCGCTTCAGGCGCGGCGCTGCCCCTGATCTTTGCCTGTACGCGGCGGGGGGGGCGGGTCAAAAGTCTGGGCGGCGCCAACGGAAACCGAACGCTTACCTGAATTTTTATGGAATGTGAAAACTACCCCCCGGGGGTTTGGGCAGGATGACGATGGACAGTAAAACCAACTTCGCTGCCGCGCTGCCTGCTGTCGGCGGGGCCAGGGTTACGTCCAAAAACGGGGAGATTTCCTCGCCCGGTCCGCCGCCGATGATCGGTTTGTCGGCAGATGAGCATGCGCTGTACGACCACATCTGCGAGACGCTGCGCCAGGCGGGCATCGAGCACATGACGGCCGGCATGCCCATTGCCATCATCGTGCGCACCTTCGCCGACTGGCTCAAGGCCTGCGAAGAGTGCGCCGAGAAGGGCCGCACCCAGACCTCCAAGACCGGATGGTCCACGCCGACGCCATGGGCGGACGACGAAAAACGACTAAAAATGGAGTTGGGCCAATGGCTACCAAAAGCATGCCTGACGATTCCGTCGCTGGCACGGGTGAGAAAGGACACGGGCGAAAAGGGCGTGCAGGACGATCTGTTCGGCGACCTCGTAAACCACGCTACCACCTTACCCGCGCGCGCATCGCGGCACTGACGCCGGCTGCGCTGCAGGAGTGGGATGAACAGTACGGCCTGCCCGTGCTGCGCGGCCAGATCGTGACCGGCAAATGGGTGTACCTGGCAGTGCTGCGGCACTATCAGGATCTGCAGGGCGGCGCCAAGCGCGGCCTGGTGTTTCGGCCCGAGCATGGCTGGCACATCATCGAGTTCATCGAGCGCTTCTTCGTTCACATCAAGGGACCGCTGGCCGGCAAGCCGATCCTGCTTGATCCGTGGCAAAAATTCTGGACCGCCGTGCTCTACGGCTGGCGCATGGAGGCAACGGGCTGCCGGCGCTTCACGCGCGGCTACGAAGAAGTCGCCCGCAAGAATGGAAAGAGCACCTGGAAGGGGCCGCAGGGCGCGTATTTGTTCGCCATGGACGGCGAGATCGGGGCCGAGGTGTACGCCGTGGCCACCACGCGCGCCCAGGCTATGACGGTGTTCAAGCCCGCGTTTGACAACATCAAGCGCTGGGTGCGCCGCTCGGCCGGCGTGGCGCGGTCGTTCAAAGTGTTCGGCGGGCTGAATCAGGAGAAAGTCGAGCTCGACAGCAGCGTTTTCGCGCCGCTGCCGGCGAACGCCGAGAACCTGGACGGCCTGAATCCTTCGGCCATCCTGTTTGACGAGCTGCACGCGCAAAAGTCGCGCGATGTATGGGACGTGATGGAGTCGGCGCTGGGCGCCCGGGCGCATCCGCTACTGTCGGCGATCACCACCGCCGGGTTCATCCTGGACGGCATCTGCACTGAGGTTCGTGGGTATTTGTTGTCGGTCCTGGAGGGCAAGCGCCAGGATGACGCCTTTTTCGGCTACGTCTACACGCTGGACGCCGACGACGACCCGTTTGACGAGCGCAACTGGCCCAAGGCCAACCCTGGATTAGGCAAATCCAAGACGCTGGAGTACATGCGCGGCATGGCACGCAAGGCGGCGGCGCTGCCCGGGGCCATGGTCAACTTCCTGACGAAGGATTTGAACGTCTGGTGCAACAGCGCCTCGGGCTGGTTTGACGTCAACGTGTGGGACAAGGGGGCGAAAAAGTTCGATCCTGACATGCTGCGCGGGCGGCGCTGCTTCGGTGGCCTGGATCTGGCGAGCACGCGAGACCTGACCGCCTACGCCCTGGTGTTCCCTCCCGAGGAAGAGGGCCAGCCGTGGCATGTGCTGGTGTGGTTCTGGTGTCCGCAGGCCAAGATCGATGCCTCGGAGCACGACGATGCGGCGCCCTACAAGCGCTGGCAAACCGAAGGCTGGCTAACGGCCACGCCGGGCGACGTGACCGACTATGGCCCGGTGCGCCGCACCGTCATGCAGTCGCTCGAAGACTACGACGTGCAGGACATCGGCTTTGACCGTTGGAACGCGCAGCAACTGTGCAACGAGATGATGGAGGCCGGCGTGCCGCTGGTTGAGGTGCCGCAAAACACCGGTGGCATGTACCCCGGCTCCAAGCTTTTGGAGGCGCTGGTGTACGGCCGCAGCCTGCAGCACGGCGGCAACCCGGTGCTGCGCTACTGCGCCATGAATGTCGCCCTGCTGTTCGACACGAATGGGAACTACAGGCCCGACAAGAAGAAAAGCAACCTGACCGGCCGGATCGACGGCATCGTTGCCGCCGTGATGGCGCTGAGCCGGTATGTGCAACACGATGGGGAGCCAGATTTGTCGGCTTCCCTGGTCAACCCGATCATCGTATGAAGCTATTGAACCCTGCCGCAATTGCGGTGCTGGCGCTGCTGATGGCTGCGCTGCTTGCCATCACGGGCATTTACCTGCTGGCCGGTCTGGCCTGGTGCCTGATTGCCGGCGCTGTGCCGCTGCTGCTGCTTGCGGCCACTCTTTTCCGAGGCATCCATCGTGCACAACAAATCTCTCGGTGAACTGCTGGCGCTTGGCGCCGTCCCATCGGGCCGAGGCATCAAGGCATCTGTCTCGGATTGGATCGGCAAAACGGTTGGCTTGGGCAATGGCGACTTCTGGGCATCCTGGCTGAGCGGTAGCAACTGGTCCGGCCAGGCGGTCAACACGCGCAGCGCGCTGCAGCTCAGCGCAGCCTGGGCATGCGTGCGGCTGATCGCCGAGACGCTGTCCACGCTGCCCATGAGCCTGAGCCGCACCCGGCCGGATGGCTCGAAAGAGGCGGCCAGCAGCCATCCACTCTATTCGCTGCTGCGCACCCAGCCCAACGCGGACATGTCGGCGGTGGACTTCTGGCAGGCCTATCTGGCCAGCTTGCTGCTGTGGGGCAATGCCTACGCCGAAAAGCGCCTGACGGCCGGCGGGATCATCATCGGTATCGACTTTCTGAACCCCGAATACATCACACGGCGCCTGCTCAACAATGGGGCCATTGAGTGGAAGTACCGCGACCCTGACGCCCGCACGGTGCGCATCATTGCCGAGGAGGCGATGTGGCACACCACCGCCTTCACCCTTGATGGAAAGATGGGCGTTTCGCCCATCAGCATGGGCGCCAATGTGCTGGGCGGCGCCATCGCGGCCGACAAGGCCAGCGCGCACACGTTCACCAATGGCATGCGGTCTTCGGGCTTGGTCACCATGGGCGCTTCGACGCTCAAACCAGGTCAGCGCGAGGACATCCGCCAGCACGTCAAGACCGTCAGCGACACAGGCGGCGTGATGGTGCTGGAAATGGGCATGGGCTTTCAACAGCTCAACATGAACCCGCAAGACGCCGAACTGCTGGCCACGCGCAGCTTCAATGTCGAGGAGATCTGCCGCTGGTTTCGCGTACCGCCCTTCATGGTCGGCCATTCGGAGAAAAGCACCAGCTGGGGCACCGGCATCGAGCAGCAGATGATCGGCTTCATCACCTTCGTGCTGCGTCCCTGGTGCGTGCGCATCGAGCAGTCTGTGCGGCGCAACCTGCTCACGCCGGTGGAGCGCCTGACCATGTCAGCCGAATTCGCGCTTGAAGCGCTGCTGCGCGGCGACAGCGCTGCTCGTTCGGCCTTTTACAGCCAGATGGTGCAAAACGGCATCATGACCCGCGACGACGTGCGCCGCCTGGAAAACCTGCCGCTCATGGGCGGCAATGCCAATGTGTTGACCGTCCAGTCCAACCTGCTGCCGATCGACGCCCTGGGCATCAACGCTGCCGGTGCAGCCGCGCAAGACGCCCTGCGCAATTGGCTTGACCTTCCGAAAGACCCGAAATCATGAAATACAAAGACACAAACCTCGCCATGAAGCACCGCCAGGTGGCCTTCAAGGCCGATGCCGTGAACGACGATGGCACTTTCAAGGGCTATGCCTCGGTCTTTGGCAACGTGGACAGCTACGGCGAGATCGTTGATCCGGGTGCCTTCGAGGAAAGCTTGGCGCTGATCAAGGCGTCGGGCGATCCGCTGCCGGTGCTGTGGCAGCATGACTCGCGCCAGCCTATCGGAGGCTCTGAGATTTTGAAAGAGGACGCAACCGGGTTGTTCACGGAAGGCTTTTTGCTCACGGACATCATCCCGTTAGCCAAGCAG